TATTGCTGGCATGCATACTTTTGGGGAAGGTTTTCAAGCAGGATTTGTTCATATAGGTAAATCAAGTCTTACAGATATGATTACTGAATTGAATAAACAATGTATTTTACCATACAATATACAAGGCAGTTATGGCCCTGATTTGAGTATGGAAGCTAATAGCAATCACCCTATACCTATTGTTTCTCTCCACCACAAGAGTGTATTTAGGTATATTGAGAAAGGCACAGCTGAAATATATGGTTCTTTGAACATACCCCGTGCTTTGCCCAAAAGCACTGTACGTGAAACTATATTGTCAGATGAGTTTAAAACTCATTTTAATATAATTAATAATTATGGACAACCAGCTATGTCTGGTTGGGAGCCTTGGAGAAAGAATGTTATTGAAATGGTGCAACCACCAATAGTGATTGATTCATTTATACTCAAACACTGTGTAAATGAATTTACCCATGACATCTTGGTTTCTTTGCCTCCAGGGTGGAAAGATGAGTTATTCTTTTTGAATCGCATTGAAGCTATAAATGGTATACCTGGTGTTCCATTTTTAGACCGTATCAATGTTTCTAGTTCCATGGGTTTTCCGTGGAACACTTCAAAGAAGAAGTATGTTCGTTCCACAAACAATCCAAACAATATGGATGAGATCACCTTCACCAATGAAGTTTGGTATCGTTATGAGGCCATCATTGGTCGCTATGAAGTTGGACAACGAGCCTTTCCAATCTTCACTGGTCATTTAAAAGATGAAGCCACTTCATTGGAAAAGATTGCCTTGAAGAAGACTCGTTTATTCACAGGAGCACCAATTGATTGGTCTCTTGTGGTTCGTTCACGCTTACTTTCATTTGTGCGTTTAGTGCAGAAGAATAAGCTCATATTTGAAGCTGGTCCAGGAACAGTATGCCAATCGACAGAATGGGGTGATATTCACAGGTATCTCACTAAATACGGAGATGACCGCATTATTGCTGGTGATTATGGCAAGTATGATAAACGTATGATAGCTGATATTATATTGGCTTCCTTTGAAATTATGGTTAATATTCATCGTGAAGCTGGTTTTGAGGAACGTGAATTATTACAAATCGCAACCATTGGTTATGATATAGCATTTTCTATTGT